TGACATTCGGATTTGAACATACAGCAGATGACAGCATTGAAATTGATGCTGATAGCGGCTGGCCTGTGCTTAGCACAGAAGAGTTCCGTAATCATCGCCGCATACCTGAATATTATGAAGAAACGGTAATTGCTGATTCGCTAAACCGCAGTGTGTTAGAGGTTCAGCAGCAAATTAATAATTATATTGCGAAAGGTAACACGGATGTTTCTTTCACCCTGATTGATGGTGTGCCGCAGTTTAGCCAAAGCCAAGAAAGTGTTTACCGTGGCGCTGTGTATGCCCGTTCCCACAGTGATCTTATGGGGTACTTTTCGGCAGTTGATCAAAAAGAGACGGGCAATAACAAAGCTGAAGACGTTGAACAGCAAAATCAAATTCTAGCGCAATCAAACCGCAGTATTCGCTTATTGCTTGGTCTTGGCCGTGCAGGAGTGCATTCGCTATGAGCCAAACTATTAGCCAGTTACAGCAAGTCTGCGAATTTTTAGTTGCCAGCTTAAATGGTGCAATTCGTAAGAACAACATTGATGCTTGGCAAGAACGCGGCAAGTTAATCATTTGCAATTCAGATCAAGGGCAAGACGGTTACTTAGTGGCGAGGTGGAAACACACAGCCATTATTGCGATTGAAAAATTCCCACATAAAAAGGTTAACCCTTACAACCTGTTTGCCATGGTATGTGCGTTTTTAATTGATAGCGAGTGGCAGCGCGACGAATTCGGTTTAGATGATCCCGAAATAGACATTGATTTAATTAGTGATGACAACGCCACGGTACTGATTGAGTTAGAACTGATGGATGACATTGAGCTTATCCCTGATGACAACGGGCCAGTGCAGTTTAATGGTGGTCGTTACTATGTGTCGCTTGCACCAATTAACGTGGCTGAAAATGTCGATGTTGATGTAGTGGGGCGCGCATGAGCATTGTGATCACCCCAAACAAACGCCAAGCACTCAGTGCTAAGCACCAACTACAGCTTTTAGCCTTACCAGCGAGTAAACGAGTGCGTGTTTTAAAAACACTCGGTCGTCACGAACGGGCGCTTGCTCGTAAGCGCATTCGCACTCAAACCACGGTAGATGGTGAAAAGTTTACGCCGAGCAAAAGCGGTAAAAAAGGCAAGTTACTTAAACGCATGGGCCGAACACTTGAACCGTATGTGAAAAGCAGCAACCGCTTAGAGCTAAAGCACAAAGCGGCTTTCACTGGGCGAATTGCTGCCATGCACCAAGAAGGTGGCACCGAGAGAATGACAGCTAGCCGAATGGCACGTATTCACGGAAAGCCGGATTACAAAGCGCCGTGTACGCGTAGCCAAGCAAAAGCGCTGTCAGCGGAAGGGTTCAAAGTACCAAAGAGCAAGGGCAAAGGTTACCGCCGCGCCAGTGTGAAAGAGATTCAAGCGAGTTTAAATCACGGTAAAGCAACCTTGATGCTAAGCATATTACGTGACGAAAAACAGCGTAAAAGCTGGGATATCCCTGTTGATGCTCGCCCATTTTTAGGTGACACCACCATAAACGTTCAGCGCGAACTCGCGCAGATATTAAACCAACTCAATAAACGAGGATAAGCCAATGCCACTCGGTAAAGTGCAAGTTAACAATTTGAATTTAGGGCAAGGTGACATTGAAGGTGTCGAACGACACTTCTTGTTTGTTGGCCGTGCCGGTTCAGTAGATGAAGAGAGCCAGCTATTTAGTGTTGGTGCACAAACAGATTTAGATGATGCGTTTGCAGATAGCCCATTGCGCGACATTCTTATTGCCGCTCAACGTAATGCAGGCCAAAACTGGACCGCAGCGGTTTACCCGCTTGCCGATGGTGAGGATCTACTTGAAGCGATTGACCGCGCAAATGAGGTGCAAAGCTTTGAAATGGTGGTGGTGTGTGACGAGCAGAGCACTAGCGCAGGTCTTACCGATATCCATGACCACCTAACATCACTACAAGCCAAATTAGGTCGCTTTGTTTCTAGCTTAGTTGCGTTACCTGGTATTGATGTAGCAACACAAACATGGGCTGCGTATGAAGCCGCAACCATTGCTATTCAAGATGGTATTGCCGCGCATTTAGTGGTGCCAGTGCCACAGCTGCACGGCAATAACGTGGGTGTATTAGCTGGCCGATTATGTGACCGCAGCGTAAGCATTGCAGATAGCCCAATGCGTGTGGAAACAGGCAGTGTGTTAGGGCTAGGCGATGCACCGGTTGATACAGACGGCGAGCCATTATCACTTGCCACATTAGAAACACTAGCCAATAACCGCATGAGTGTGCCGCAGTGGTATAGCGACTATGAAGGTGTGTATTGGAGTGATGCACAAACGCTCGATGCAACGGGTGGTGACTATCAATACCTTGAACACTTGCGCTCTACTCATAAAGCCAGTCGAGAAGTGCGTGTGCTTGCTATTCGTCGTATTGGTAATCGCACGCTTAATTCAACACCGAACAGCATTGAATTAAACAAGGGTTATTTTACTAAACCGCTTCGTGCAATGAGTAAAAGCACCACTATCAATGGCACACAGTTCCCTGGTGAAATTCAACCACCAGTTGAAGGGGATATAACTATTGTTTGGACTAACAATAAGAGCGTCGTTATTTATTTAGTTGTCCGTCCATACAACAGCCCGAAAGAAATTACCGTCAACATCATGCTTGATTTAAGCAGCAACTAGGAGCAGTCATCATGCGTTTATCTGGAATGAATTTTAACGTCAACTTAGGTGACATTATGGTGCATGTGGACACGGCCACGTTATCGATCACCGATAACAGTGCGGTATCACAAACTGGGGGTGTGCCTGATGGTGCGGTTGATGGTGATGTATCGGCAAATGGTGAGCTGTCAGTTAATGCGAGTAACTTTGCACTTATCTCAGATGCAGCGAAGAGAGCCGGTTCTTGGCGTGGTATGGAACCGTTCGACATCATGTTTTACGGCAAGACCTCAAAAGATGAAATGAAGGTTGAAGCATTTGGTTGCCGCATCAAGCTCAGTGACATTTTAGACATTGATAAAAAAGGCGGGCAAGCAAGCTTATTTAAGATCCCGTTTGATGTAACGAGCCCTGATTTTGTGCATATCAATGGTGTGCCGTACTTACGCCCAGACGAAATCGAAAACATAGTGCAGTAAAGGTGAGCGTAAATGGATTTTATTGATCACCTAGTTATTGCACAGGAACGCGCTGAACAACGCTTTGTTGATCAGCGATTAAAAGGACTTAACAACAGCCACAAACTCAGTGCAACGGAATGCATTGAGTGTGGTGACCCAATACCAAAAGCACGGCAAAAAGCAGTACCAGGTGTGCAGCGCTGTGTTCCGTGCCAAGAGTTGAGCGAGTAGCAATATGAACAATATCAAAGTTAATTACAGCTTCATTTCAGAGCTAGAAGGTGGCGCACAACTAAAAGGCTATGTGCCTGATGCCGCTAATTCAAAATCTGGGGTAACCATAGCCACCGGCTTTGATATTGGGCAATGCGATGAAGCTGGACTGAAATACTTATTGCCCGAATTTATTGCTAATAAATTAAAGCATTTTTGCTTATTAAAAGGCGAACAAGCACAAAAAGCATGTAAGCAGAACCCGCTTACTATTAACGAAAACGAAGCAACCATTATTGATTTATGTGTTAAGCAGCAACAGACCGAGTACGTAGTTGAAAAGTACAACCAACATTCAGCAATCAAGTTTGAACAACTGCCAGAACCAATGCAAACCGTGATTGCATCGGTGGCGTTTCAGTATGGCGATTTATCTAAACGCTGTCCTAAGTTTTGGCGCACGGCCATAACGCAAAACACGCAAGCCATGATTGATGAACTTGTTGATTTTGGTGATAGATATTCTACACGCCGTTGGCGTGAAGCCAGGTATTTAGAGCAGGGAGTAAATTGATCATGGAATGGCAAAAAATCGCAAACACGGTTGGTGGTATCGCTGGCGCTGTAGCTCCGTTATTGAGTGGCCCAGTTGGTTTAGCAGTCAGTATTGGTAGCCAAATTGCTGGAGCTTTAGGCACGGACAACACACCAGAAGCCGTGGCAGCAGAGTTAAAGAATAATCCTGATGCTGCACTGAGGTTGCAAGAGTGGGCGCATGCTGAGCGAGAGCAAATTCGCCAAGCGAATATTGAGCTGCAAAAAATTGCATTGGAAGAATACAAAGCCGAATTGCAAGACAGACAAAACGCCCGTACAGAGCATAAAGATCATTGGATGCCAGCAACGCTCACTTTATTACTGTTTGCATTATTTTCAGCCGTGTTAGCAGCGCTGTTCTTTGGTCCTGATATTGAAAAAAACAGAGACCTGATCGTGTACTTGGTTGGTAACTTGTTTGCGCTTGTAGCCAGTGGAGTAGCGTTTTGGTTGAGCTCGACAAAGGGGTCGAAAGATAAAGACAAACTCATGACTTTAATGCAAAAAACCGTAGGCCAAGGAGTAGCTAAATAATGGCAGAAATTAAAACTGAAGGTTGGCATGTAAAAAAAGAAGTGAACATTGCGCATGTACTAACGACCTTGATTGTGATTGTTAGTGGCTTCTGGTTTTTTGCTGATTTAGATAAGCGCATCGATACCAATGCACAAGAAATAAAGCATCAAAAAATGATGCGCGCAGAGTCACAAAAGATGTTTGAAAAGCGCCTAGATAGTATGGATGCCAAGCTAGACAAGTTGCTAGAAAAAATGTGAAGGCATAAACAGTTTAAAGACTATTAATTACCCAATTTGAGGAATAAAGCATGAACCAGGTCATTACCCTAACCATTGGCAGTAAAGAATTTAAATTCAATGTAAGCACCAATGATTACAACGGCTATATCAACGACATTATGCCGAATAACAAGGTCGCACCTGCGCACAATCTAGTGATGCGCACAGTTGATGAAAGCAATAAAAAAGAGTTGCGAGAGTTAATTGATAAATCACCAGGTGCAGCACTGCAAATTGCAGGTTTATTGCAACAGGAGTTCGCGCCAGCGCTTGAGATCAGCGTAAAAAAATAGACGCGCTGGTTGAAGCCATTAGCAATAACCCGCTTGAGCAAATGTTGACGTTTCGTCGTCATCTTTTACCGCATGAAGATGACAGCGAACATAACTTAGCAAGGGCAGCATGGCTGATAAAACGCCAGCGTGAAGATTTAGAAGCCATTGTGATTAATGCAGTTAGCAAAGCCTTTGGGGGGTAGTAAATGAGTTTACCGCAGCCACTTATGTTTACAGTGGGGTTGATTGACCAAATCACAAAGCCCATTGCAAAAATAAGCCATAGCTTAAATGGCCTATCAAGTGACTACCAAACGGGCACCATGAAAATGGCGTCTGGTGTGGCAGGCATTGCGGCCAGCGGTTACGCATTACAAAACGCACTCATGCCCGCCATTGAAATGGATCGGGTACTGGGTGAAGTTAAATCTCTCGGTGTGCGTGAGTCTGCATTAAAACAATTAACGGACACTTCTTATCAGTACGCCCTTAAATATGGCAAGTCTGCAACTGAGTTTGTGAGCTCAAGTTATGACATTCAAAGTGCGATAACTGGGCTTAATGATGCTGATTTATCTGCATTCACCATGTCGAGCAACGTCCTTGCTGCGGCGACTAAATCAGATGCAGCTACCATCACTAATTACATGGGCACCATGTACGGCATTTTTAAAAACCAAGCTGAAACCATGGGTAAAAGTGCATGGGTTGAACAAATAACAGGAATGACGGCGCAATCAGTTCAAGCATTTAAAACCACAGGTAGTGAGATGTCGGCGGCGTTTACTTCTCTTGGCGCTGATGCAAATAGTGCAGGCATTGCTGTGAATGAACAAATGGCAATTCTTGGCACATTACAAGCGACAATGTCGGGCAGCGAAGCAGGGACTAAATATTCAGCGTTTTTAGCGGGGGTAGGTAAAGCACAATCTGCTTTAGGACTGACCTTTACTGACAGCCAAGGGCGCATGTTGCCTATGGTTGATATTTTAACGGAAATTCGTAGCAAATATGGTGATGTAATTGATGTTGCCGAAGGCGATCAACTTGCCAAAGCCTTTGGTTCAAAGAACGCTGTATCAACCATCAAGTTATTACTGACAGACATTAACGGCTTGAATGACTCGATTAATTCACTCGGGCAAGTAAACGGCATGCAAAAAGCCGAAGAAATGGCAATGGCCATGACTGACCAAAGCGAACGACTAGCACAAAGCTGGTATGTGATACGTGCGGCATGGGGCGCAGCTATCTTACCCGCCTTTAATGATTTTGTGGGGCTTATAGCTGATATGGGCACCAATGTTGTGTGGTTTACGGAGCAGTTCCCAACCTTAACGCGGTGGATTGGCTATGCAGCGGTTGCAGTATTGGGGCTTGTTGCGGCAGGCGGTTTATTCACGGTGATCATGGGCGCGAGCAAAATGGCTATGGTTGCATGGGGTGTTGCGGCAATGACATGGACAGGGATCACCACCGCATTAAGTGCAGGCCTAAGCACCTTACGCAGTGTGATGTTTGCTTTAAATATTGTGATGTATGCAAACCCGATTGGCTTAATTGTAGCGGCTATTGCTGCGGCGATTGTAGCAGTGGGGGCGTTGATTTATTACTGGGACGACTTAAAAGCTAGCTTTGCGGATATTAGCTGGATCAACGTTTTACTAACTGGTCTTGAATACGCATGGAAGGCGGTTGAAGTGTTATTTGCTCCACTACTGTGGGCGATTGAAGAGTTAGCCGACCTAGCAGGAATTGAGCTTGATACCAGCTTTGAGGGTATGAAAAAAATGATAGGCGTAGAAGCGATTGCTCCCCTTGAAGGTAAAACAGTTAAAGGCGGAATAACTCAACAGATCAGTAATGCTAACCAACAGAAATCAACCTCTGTTGGCACTGTGAATGTATACCCTGCAAAAGGTGATAGCAGTTACATGAACTTTGTGGAGATGCATTCATGAGCCTTTACCGTGATCTTCACATTTTACGTGGTGATGTGGTGTTAGATGCAGGACTAAGCCCACAGTACTTAACTGATCGTGAAGTAATAGCACAAGATATTGTGCATGCGATTTTAGATACAGGCCTTGCCAATTTACTGGTAAGCGATAGGGGAACCAGTGTGACGAATGACACAAAAACCCGTATCAAATTACTGGTTGAAGATGATGAGCGGATCATGCCTGGCACGGTACAAGTGACCGAAAACGAAATTAAAAAAGGGCAATGGTGGGTGCATGCAAAAACCATTGAGTTTGGTGATATTTCATCGTTGATCATAGGGGCGTAGTGATGGCTGATGAAACAGCGAACATTGATTTTAAGCGCATTGTAGAAAATGCGGGCATTCCAACCACTGAAGAGGGCTGGAAAGCCTTATTCAAAGAAGACGTTGAAGCTGAGGGCAGCATTATTGCAAATGACTCGCCGTTCTCACCGTTTTGGCGTGTGATCAGCGCCATTGTTGCAAAGCCGGCTAACTGGATAGTTAACAAAGTACTGATTGAAAAGATACTCCCAAACCTATTTTTAAAAACAGCCACGGATGACAGCTTTATTGATGCAAAGGCATGGGAACATGATTTAACTCGTAAAGATATGGAGCGTGCACAAGGTAAGGTTAAATTTAACCGTGCAGCCCAAGCGGGACCGAGCCTATTAATTAGCGCAGGAACCGTTGTGCAGACTGATGCTATTAACGGTACTGTGTATCGCGTGTTGACAATTGACGATGTAATTCTACCGGAAAATCAAGCCAGTGTTTTAGTCCCCGTTATCGCTGAATTTGCAGGCGCGGACTACAACCTAGGGGCAGGGTATTACCATATATTACCGGAGTCGGTCACCGGAATTGGTAGCGCAATAAATGATGATCAGTGGCTTGATGTTTTGGGGGCTGACGCCGAAACAAACGAAGAATTAAAACTAAGAACCCGCAACGCATTTACTGCTGCTGCACCTTGGCACATTGATGCGGTATACCGTGCGATTTTAACAAAGCGTAGCGGGCTAGATACTGACAATATTTATTTTGAGCATGATGCGCCGCGTGGTCCAGGTACGGCGAATGCGTATATTTTGTTAGATACAGGTGAGCCAAGCCAAGTACTGATTGATGAGTTAAATACTTATGTTATGGATAAAGGTTATCACGGTCACGGTGATGATTTACTCGTGTTAGCAATGCCTGGCGTGACTAGTAATGTCGGTGTGACAGTTTATCCCCATAGTTACTTGCTTGATTCAGAAGTTTTGGCGCTTCTTAGTAACGTTGAAAACTTTATTCGGTGTGCATTTAGAGAAAATGCTAATTACACCGTTACACGAACTTTACCACAAAGCCGGTTTAGCTTTAGTCGCCTAAGCCAAGAGTTACACCGTGAATTTGAAGGTATTGAATCGTTAAATTGGCAACAAAACGATATTACAAGTGTTATGAGTGTTCCGCGTTTAGGTGAGCTCACAGTAACAAATGGTAATGGCCAATGAATATAGATTGGGACGCTATCACCAAAATGCCTTACTGGTTAGCGCGGCCAGCAAGTGAGCTCGATAAGTTACGCAAAGGCGCGGTGCGATTTTGGCAGCGTATTAGTGAAATGCTGGCATGGCCTGCAAAGCAGCTAGACCCGATGACCGCAGAACTGGACCTTGTGCATTTACTTGCATGGGAGCGTGATATTACGCAAATACCAAATGAAACTGAACATACATACCGCATACGCGTTAAATACGCGCTGCAATTTGCTAAAGGCGCAGGTAGTAAAAGCGGTTGGTATTTTATGTTTGAAAAGCTGGGTACACCTTGGATCACCATCGATGAACGCTTTAGCGAAGTAGATTGGGACGTGGTGAGTTTGCAATTGTTGGACTCAGATTTAGCACAGAGAAATAACTTAATTGATAGTCTTTGCCGCCAATATGGCAGGACGACTCGTCGCTATCAATACGACACTATCGCAAGCATTCAGTTGATGTCGCCACCTTCTGATTTTGCACACGATAGTTTAACGGGCTTTGCAGCGCTAAGTGATGACATGAATCCGAAGCTAGGATTAGCGACCATGGATAATGAATCTCACTTTGTAGTAGCAAGTAATCATCGCGTTATAGCGACCAAATAGGGGAATAAAAGATGCCATCAATTATCACGCTTGAAGGTGAAAAGCTATTTGCATTAAAAGCGCAAGCTAATGAGCAGCTTGATATAGATACGTTTATTTTTGCAAATGTGCCTGCACAAGATGCAAGCTCATCTATCGACCGTTCAGAAACTATACCTAGCGAACACATTGTACATCAGCAAAGCGTTCAACAATATGGACGCATCAATGACAATGTTGTGGTTTATTCGACTGTGCTTGATAGTGTGACAGGCCCGTTTAACTTTAACTGGGTAGGCTTGTACTCATCAGTCAACGACACGTTAGTGGCAATCAACCATATTCCTGTCACATCAAAAACCGTGACTGAAAACGGGGTAGCAGGTAATACATTAAATCGTAATTTTGGTATTGAGTATTCGGGAATTGCAGAGTTAACGGGGATCAACGTTGAGCCTGAAACGTGGCAATTAGACTACACAGCCCGGTTAAATGGAATGGAGGAACTAACCCGCCAACTAGCCGCTGATATGAATGGTAAAAACTGGTTTATTGGCGATGGATTTAAAGTTACCCCGCGTGAAACAACGAATAGTTTTAAAGTGATGGCGGGCGTTGGTTATGTAGCTGGGTTACGCATAGCGCTTGATGCCGATCATATCTTTGTAATAAGCAACTATCCGCAGTTCGTTTACGTTGATGCTTGGTTTGATGGAAACAGTGAAAGTGTTTGGAAGGGTAAAGCTACCTTTATAATCTCAAGCGATGAACTGGACGATTATATCGATAATACAGGTAAGCAGCACTATGTACTGAAAATTGCGGTGGTGAGCAGTGCTGAAGATGTCGAAGATTTAAGAAATATAAAAGGTCTTGCAGAAAAGCTGGATGATTACTCGTCAGAAATTGAACGCCAAGTATCAGAAAGTACACAAGAGTTATCAGGAAAAGTCCTAAAGAATCAACAGGACATTGAAGCATTACAGCAAGGGCAACCAACGCCTATTATTACAAGCTTTGATATTGATAAGCCTGAACTTATCGCACACCGAGGTTTTAGAGGCCAATTTCCTCAAAACACGATGCTAGCAATGTCACGCGCATTAAGTAATGGCGCGGATTCATTAGAATGTGACATTCAAGTCAGTGCCGATGGTGAGTTGTTCTTATTCCATGACGATCAAGTCAACAGCTTAACTAATGGTTCTGGAACGTTCACAGCATTAAATGCATCGTATATTGAATCATTGGTGTTTGATGAGGTGGCGGGTACCTCATTTGCTTCTGAAGGTATTCCGTATTTCAGCGAGTTATTGAAACTGGCAAAAACAAAAGGTGTTTATGTCTATGCCGAAATCAAAGGTTACCGTAATCAGTCGGACATTGATTTAATCATTTCTGCCATTGAAGCTGAAAACATGGAGCAATTCGTTATGCTTCAATCGTTTGATTTTACTGATCTTGAATATGTGAGAACAAAAAACCAAACCATTGGTGTTGGGTACTTGGGATCATTGACAGCAAATTATGAATCGTATGTTGATTCACTGAGTAACATGGGCCACAGCGCTTTACTTTGGATGTACACCGCTATCTTAAACAGTCCCGCAATTGTTCAGTATTGCAAAGGTAAATCGGTTGGTGTCGCAGCATGGACGGTAAATACTGATTATGACGCCCAGCGTCTTAAAAAAATCGGTGTAAATAAAATTATGTCGGATATTTCGTTAGGGGGTGTTTAAGATGAATATTGGTACTGTTTCAATTAAAGATATGCTGCAAGTCAAAGGTGGTTCGGGAGCAATTAATATCACTGGTGAAGTCGCGCGCATGTCGTCTGCTGCGTCACTCGGAGAATTCGCTTATCTTTCCAAGAAAATTCCGGCAAGAGCGGGAGATAAAATCACATTGACGTGTTTAGCAAGGCGTTTAAGTGGTAATGATGGTACAAGCGGTTCGCTTGCGATTGATTACCCTGCAACAGGTGATTTAAAGAACCGTGTAGAAGTGAACTCACCACACTGGCAAGAATACACATGCTCATTTACGGTACCAGAAACTGCAAATGAAAGTGATTATGTGGGCTGTACATTTGGTGTTTATACAAGTGTCGGCGGAGAAATTGAAGTCACAGATATTAAGATTAGCTCAACGAAGGCGGTGAGCCCTGTTGTTTGGTGTGCTGGGTTAATCACACTTACAGCAGGTGCGCCGGTTGTTCATCAAAGCTTTGCTAGTATGGGGATTCAGTCTGTTGAGTACAACTCATCAAATGCTGAGCTCAAAGTTAAAATAAAATCTAGTGTGGCGAGTAATAATCTTGCCCCTATTTTAGACGCGAAATTAACCCATGATGCAGGTCATAAATATGACGCTAGAGCAGGGCAATTTAATCTTGATACAGGGGAGTTTACGATTAAATTTATTGATATGTCACTGGCAACCCCTACCGCTGTAGATATTTCGGGTGAAGCTAAACTTCATGTTTGGGTAAATGCACTAGGTGTATAACAATGCTGACCTTAAACTCGTTGCCCATTTTACTTAAATCACTTCGCATCACGGCAAGCCAAGAGCTTGCCAGCGAAGATGCCAGCGGGCAAACCTCAAACACTGACAGCGCTGAAACGGGTATTAAAGCGAAAATGCTGACAGTGTCGGGGCTGATCCCTTTTAAAAACGCACAAACACTCTCCGATTTATACACTATGGCCGAAGCGACGGAAGCTGGCGCCCGTGTAATTTACAGAATAAATAATATTACTGCTGAAGCAATT